ATTTACCATCAAATGTTAGCATTCGTATATCCGATGCTAATTCACCAATTCTGGACATACACAAAATAATTGGCGAAAACCCACAAAACTTCTATTTCCCTGTGGTTGGTGTGCGTAGTGAAGCAGACCAAAACGATATTAAACGATTTGATTCACTTAGCAAAAAATACACTAACTTTAAAACCATCGTATTGTCTGGTGACCCAGACATTAGTGGAACTAAAGCACGCCAAGCATTAATATCCGGTAACTATGAAGCATTCAAACACTATCTACCAGATGCGTTGAGTGATGCTGAAAAACAACAAGTGGTAGACATACTTAACCCACAAACCACAGTAACCGAAACAGAACAACCCACCGATTCACGCCAATTACTGTTAGGATACATCCAGTCATTAAACGAATATATGGTTAGTGAGGGAATGAACGTACAACCATTACCACGCGTAGAGATAATTGACAACGATACCAAAAACGCTAGTAATTTCTTCGGTAAAACCGCATACTACAATCCAGGTACAATCACTGTCACTTTATACACACTGGATAGACATCCAAAAGACGTGATGCGCTCTTATGCACACGAAATGGTACATCACATCCAAAACTTGGAGGACCGTTTACCCCAAATATCCACCACTAATACAAACGAGGACGGTAAATTGGAAGAAATCGAACGCGAAGCATATGAACGCGGCAACATTACATTCCGAAAATGGACTGATTCAATTACAAACAAAAACGTGCCAAACTAAATCTGGGTACGTATATTCACAGTTATGCAAACATTATTAGATTTATACAAGATCATTAGGGAAGAGGAACACCCAAAATACATCATATTTTGCGATATGGATGGCGTGTTAGTTGACTTCGACAAAGGATACTACCAATTAACAGGTAAACCAACCCACCACGCCGATGTACAAGTTAAGAAAGAATTTTGGCGTACATTCAATAACGCCATATCATCCCAAAACACATCTGAATTCAAATACTGGTCTGAACTCGAGTGGATGTCGGACGGAAAACAACTGTGGAGTTACATCAAAAAATACAACCCATACATCCTAACCGCACCTACATTCAATCCAGAGTCAAAAGAAGGCAAATCGCTATGGGTCACTAAACATTTAGACAACGTACGTAAATTGTACTTCAAATCATCCTCCACCAAAGCTGACTATTCACGCAAAAACCGTATACTTATCGACGACAGAGCGACCACAATAGACGATTGGAATGCTCGTGGTGGTATAGGCATTCTACATGTAAGTACCCAAGACACAATAAAACAACTTAAACAACTCGGACTATAATGTCAGTACTAAAAAAGCAATTCGCTGAACGTGACGTACAGCGTATCCGTAACCTAGTAAAAGGTAAAAGTGGTGAACGTACCACACACGGTATAGGTTATACTAAATCGGAAGAAGACCACGTTGAAGGTGACGTGTGGACAGAGGACGGGAAAAAATGGACCATTCGCGACGGTATACGTGAGAACATCACCAAATTAGACAAATTCAAAAAAGTAGCTGTTCCGTTATTCTGCCCATCGTGTAAACAAGTAATGGACAAACAACTGGATCCACACTACTACAAATCGTATGGCACGTGTTTAGACTGCCGTACTGAATTTGAAACCAAACTCAAACTGGAAGGCAAGTGGGACGACTATGTGACCGAAGCATACAACCAAGAAATTGACGGATACATCAGCGACTACAAAGCATATATGCAAGATGCATTAGCCGAAAGTAATGAAGGATATATTACCGAAGCTGGTGACATCCAGAAATGGGTAGGCGGTATAGACAAGGACCGTGTTGCTCAATCCATGCAGGAATCAATCGAATATTTAAACAGTTTAAAACGTAAACCAAATACCAATGAGTAAATTTGACGCACATAAATGGTTCAAGGCGCAGTACCTAATGGAATCACCACTTGAATTAACACTACCTGAAAAAATATATGGTCGTTTAGATTCGATACTAATGGATTTGGAAAACGTAAACGAAAACGAGGTACCATTTGATGCACAAGCATTGCGTGAACAGGTTACCCAAACATTAGCAGTACTTAAGCAAAACCGCAAATAACACATACTTATACATATTTATACTAAAACATATATAATGAACGATAATTTTGACTTACGTAAATTTTTGGTGGAAAATAAATCCATTGAAAATATGAACCCTGTTTTCCGCCAATTGAACGAGAACACAGAAAACACAACAACCGAAACTACAGAAACAACTGAAACTACAACTGCAATCACTGAAAATGCATTACGCGCTAAAATCCGCGAAATGGTATTAAACGAATTGGGTGGTGGTGAAAACGAATCAGAAATGATGGAGAACGAAGACGAGTTGTATGAGGCTAAAAAAGACAAAGAAGAAGAGCTACCTGCAGACGATGCTGAATTAGATCCAGACATGGCTATGGACGCAGAAATGGACGCTCCTGAAGACGAATTAACTGCTGCTGCATCTGGTGCTACTGGTGATGCTAAAGAATTAATCAACCACTTGATGACGTCATTAGATACAGCTAAAGCAATGGGTAACGAAAAATTAACCACACAAATATTAAACACACTTAAATTCGCTATTGACCAATCAATGGCTCAGTAATATATAAACAAACAAACAATAAAATCTATGAACACAACAGAAATCCTAGACGCGATAAACGCGGCTGTAGAAGTTTTAAACACAGAACACACAAAAACAACAAAAGTATCTCGCAACAGAGCACGTAGCGCAGCAAACGACATCAAAAAATTAGCTGCTGACTTCAAACGTACATCTACTGCAGAAGACAAAGCAAACTAAAATGCCATACAAACGAATCGGAAAAACTGTATACAAAAAGTTACCCAACGGAAAATTAAAATCCGTTGGTGTATCTGATTCTGTGGACTTAGCTAAAGCACATTTACGTGCACTATATGCTGCTGAAACAAATGAATCATTAACCGAAGGCCTATCGCCCGAAGTATCCAAAAAAGCAGTAGCTATATTTAAATCCATGATTGCGGACAAACGCGATTCATTATTTAAACGATATGGTGCTGATGCTGAGAAAGTGGCTTATGGTCACGCCATAGCAAAAGCCAAACAAATTAACGAAAAACAAACCATGCAACAAACAGACAAACTCCGTGAAATGGTGCGAGCAGCATTATCCACACCCATGGACGAAATTAACTCAACCACATATATCAACGAACGTGAATCTGTAACCGAAGACGACTGGATGCAACCAGACGACGAAAGCGACATGGCAAAATCCCAACTACACAATTTAATTAAAGACGCGCAACGTCTTGAATTCATGATTGCAGACGGTGAACAATTAGATGCATGGGTACAATCCAAACTAACCAAAGCACAAGACTATATTAATTCAGTACACAACTATTTAGGTGGTGAACAATCAACAAAAAAACACGTGGACATTGAATTAACTGAGCGTATATTCAACCGCATTAAAAATCGAATGTAATGACTAAAGATGAACTAAAAGCACGCATTCGCGAATTAGCAAAACAGGTATACAAAGCAAAACAGCAAGATGTACTACCTGATGTTATCGAATACGATGAATTAACCAAATTCCCTGAACTTAAAGCGGTTTTGGTTGATTTATTGACTAACGAATACGACAATTTTCTGTCATCAATTGACTGGGTTGCCCCACGTCCAACTACATTTCGCATTAATTTAAAAAACAACCAAGAATTTTACCTCATCTACGGCACACGTAGCTGGATAGCACAAATCGAAGGTAAACGCTACTATTTGGCCAACCTACCAGAAGAGGAACGCGCAGCTGAATCTATTGCTCGCATATTAAGATATGGTACTAAAGAGGAAGCAAGCGAAACCAACGACGGATTCGACAATTTCCCCGACGAAAAACCAGCAAAAGAAAAAACACCACCAACTGAACCTGAAACACCTGAAGCGTAATGGACGTTATTGAAACATTTTTACATCGCATATCATATAAATTCCCTAAGGGCTACCCAGACATGAATAGCCCACAGGATGTTACGTTATTGAACGAAATCATATCTAATTTAACTGAAGAAACACCTACATCTACTGGTGAAGACGCCAAATACGATAAATTAATTCGAGACACATTGGGTGTCAAAGAAGGAGAATCTATCCCAAAACCAAAAGGCACATATTCATTAAAAGGCGGTACATTCATGGAACAGGTAAGCCCTGGAGACATGAACGAATTCAACAAACTATACAATACAGCACCACCTAAAGTTGGCGAAGAAGAAGGCGAAACAAAGGGTGTGGGTAATGGCGAAGTAGCATTATATTGGCTATACAAATATTCAGGAAGCGACGTTAAAGTAGGTAGAGCTGGTGATGACCCAGATTTATTCATTAACGGTAAGGGCGTTGAGGTTAAAGCATATAAATCCCACACTGGTAAAATTGGTTTGGGACGATTTGGTACCGATAAAGACAATTTACAATTACTAAGCATCATATTTGGTATTAAATCATTGAGTGAAGCATTGGGTAGCATGGAAAAAGGCCCTGCTGTTAACCCAACCAACTTTAAAGGTACTGACCTAATACCAGCATTCGAACAAGTACTTGAACTTGAACGTATACCTGATTTAGACAGACTTGCATCACAATACAATGTATTCGCTACTATTAAAGAAAACATAGACGCATTAAACAATACATTAAATAATCCCACCGAAGCTAAAGAAGGAGCTACGGCCATGGCTGCCAAAATGATTGAATCCAAACTAAGTAGAAAACCAGGTAACGAAAACTACTTAGCAAACGTATTGAAAAACGGCAGCATTAAATTCTTCTACATAGACTTTGAAAAATTCGAAACCAATGAAAACCTACTAGACAATTTCGCAGCAAAACAAAGCGCAATATATCTAGATTTCGGAAAAATATTTGGATAAACCATGAACAGACTAGAAAAACTCATTCGCGAAGCACTATCCACACCACCATCCAAAGACAAATGCAATTGTGGATGCCACGACTGCGACAATGTTGGAAATCCAGGCGTAGTAATAAATGAGTCACTTAGTACACCAATAACAATGACGGAAAATCTGCGATATCACGTGGAAAATAAATTGCCACTCACAGAGAACACATTCCGTTATGGTTCAAAATCGTTCCTCGATTTATGGGCAGAGGCTCGCTACCTATACCTACGCGAAGCAATTCACGTAAACGATTTAGACAAAGAAATACTCGCTGAAACCAATTTAGGCGAATATGGTATGTTTGAAGGTAACCGTGTACCACTGGACATGCCTATGGAATATAAAAATCCATATGAACCAATACTAGAAGACATTCTGGTATATGGTAAAATATATGAATCCGTAAATATAGACAATTCATACAAACTGGACGATATTAAATCAAACGAGGTAGGGAATGAATTTATATTCACCGATAAACACGGTATTAAACGTAAATTGTTATTTTTGTTGGGGAATAGCGTTAAACTGTTATGGTTTAACCCATCCACTCAAGAATGGACAACAGACGATATACCACGCAAATACGAAGACGAGAAAGTAATGAACACATTTGGCATGCTGCTGGTTAAAGTAATATTACCAAAATATGGTTCATTCAATTTACAAGCGTTAAGTATGGCTCGCTACCGTTTGTTTCGTGCATTAATATACAATAATCTAGATACATCCAAATACGAGATGGACTACGATGACGATACCAGAACAATCGATGTATATAAAATAGAGAACATCAACGAGGCAGACAAAAAAGACCCACCAATTGGCAAACCAAAACGTGGTGGTTCAGGCGGTAAAAAATACTACGTGTATGTCCGCAACCCAAAAACTAAACGCGTTAAAAAGGTGTCATTTGGTGATGCTGGTGGACTTAAAGCCAAAATTAACAACCCAGAGGCACGTCGAGCATTCGCCAAACGACATGATTGTGCCAATAAAAAAGACCGTACTAAAGCGTCATACTGGAGTTGTAACCTACCGAAGTATTCATCTTTGTTAGGTATAAAAAGTACTTTTACCGGTTTTTGGTAAATCCAATATTTTATAATATGTATTATCGTATGACAACGATAATTTATTATTTACATAGGGGGGATAAAACTCCATTTTATGTTGGAAAAACAAAAAACCACCCTAAAAAAAGAGAAAAATCTCACCAAAATAGACTAAATGATTCTACTATTATTTTAGAAATAATAGATTCTGTAGATGATTGGAGATACTGGGAAAAACATTATATTAATTTATTTAAACATTTAGGTTATAATCTTATCAACCGAAATTCAGGAGGTGGGGGGCCAGAAATTGTTAAAGACTCTACCAAACAAAAAATTAGTCAAGCTAACAAGGGAACCATTCACCCTATAGAAGGTAGATTATCTACTAGTAAGAAATTAACAGGTCGTAGATTGTCAAAAGAAACATGTATGAAGATATCCCAAAAGAAAAAAGGATCTACTACATCCAAAAAAGGAAAACCTGATGGACCCAAACCCGGGACCTCAGCAGCCCATAAAGGCAGGATCAGCCCCAATAAAGGTAATGGAAATTTAGTAGCTTTATATACAATAGAAGGAATATATGTAAAAACATACCCTAATTATACTTCTCTAGCTATAGACCTCAATATTAATCCCGAAACCGTAAGATGCCAATTAATAGGAAAAGCAAATACTATATGTAATAAACAATATAAAGCACAGTATGTATAAATGATGGATAGACTACAACAACTCATACAAGAAGCACTTAAAAACAGACCAGGTCTGTGGGTAAACATTCACACTAAACGTGAACGTGGAGAAAAACCTGCACGTAAAGGCAGTAAAGCATATGCTACGGCCGTGAAAGCGGGTAAAGCAATCAACAAATTAAACGAAGAAACTACACCCAACCTACAATTCCCCGATGGTTTTCAACCAGCAAAATCCGTCCCAAACGGTGGTGCTATGTGTGCTAATTGCGCTAAATGGAACAAATCAACACAATTGTGCGAAGGTCAATACTATATTGACTGGCATGGAAACGGTGAAATACCAGCCAAACCAACAGAATATGTTTGTATTTGGTGGGTAGGCGAGCAAAAATAAATCCACACATATGATTAAACTACTAGACCTGCTAAACGAAATAGTAACCGCTACACAAGTAATATGTGACAATTGTGGTCATTCATGGGATATTGTAGACGGCGGAGACGATTTATATATTTGCCATAAATGTAATCACGACAATGCACCCGAACCACATTAAAAATGACCCCATACACCGACATAGAGACAACCGATACATATATTATTCGTGAATTCAACGAAAATATAAACCCGATTGAACTAATGTGGCATATGGACAATGAATCACGCACCATCGAAATACTAGAGGACACAAATTGGCAAATTCAGTTGGACAATAACTTGCCTACCTCACTGAAAGAACATATATTTATACCTAAACACCACTATCACCGTTTAATTAAAGGTGATGGTACGTTACTACTAAAAATACATAAACATGAATAAAACAGACATCCGTCGCATTATCAAAGAAGAAATATCCCGCGCCATAACTGAAAACAAACCTAAATTTAAACAAGGTGAGCATTTCAAATACATGGGTACTGATCACGAAGTAATCGACGACAATGGATTTATAGTTACAGCAATGACTAAAAATGGTAACCGAGTTAAGTTAAACCACAACCAACTTAAAGCCATTAACGAATCATATCCAACCACTAAATTACCAACACCTGGAACGTATAACGTTACATTCACTACAGAACGTAGATCGTCATTTGACGAGGTAGAACTTGACGTTACCGAAAACGACATTGAGGATGCTCGCCGTAGAGGTAGTAATGGATATAATTTTTGGAGAGATATAATCCAGCCATACGCGCCATTCTTTACTAGTCAAGACCGCATTAGTACAGTTGAAAAAGTAATCGAAAATAAAAAATCAACTAAATTAAACGAAGCATCCAATCCATTTTTAGATACAGAAGAAGGTGGATATATGAGAGAATATATTAATGATGTAGTTGAAGATAGTATGGGTGGACCTGAAGATTTAGATTTAGATTACCGTTCTGATTTTAATATAGCTTTTGATTTAGCACTAACTCGACTTCAACATGATCATCCTGAATTAGATTTCGATACTATTAAAGCCAATAAAGAAGCTTTTTGGCAATAAAATACATATAGACCGATTCATAGCCGGCCGATTTAATTAACTTATGGAAGCTGTGGCTCCTTATACGAAAGTATTTGGAGCCACCTTTTATTTTGCGTATATTTAAACATAAATAAAAGTTATGAATATATTTTACATTGACGCTGACCCGAAACAGGCAGCACAACAACTTGCGGATTCCCATATCTGCAAAATGCAGATCGAAAGTGCACAAATGTGTAGCGTTGCCCATTGGGTAACCGGCTCAACTGCGCCATACAAACAATCCCACACCAATCACCCATCAACAAAATGGGTACGTTCATCAATCCACCACTACAGATGGACGATTCAACACGGTCTAGAGGTATGTGCTGAATTTGAAAAGCGCTACGGTAAGCGCCATAAAACACAAGATGTGCTGGAATGGTTACGCGACAATGAACCGCGTTTACCTGACGTTGAATTCGTTGATCCTCCGCAATGTATGCCCGATCAATTCAAACAACAAGACACTATACAAGCATATCGTACATTCTATGTACAAGATAAAGTTAAAATTAAACAATTAAAATGGAACAAACTAAACAATCAACCAACATGGATAAACGAATAGTATACATTGGTGCAGGTGTATCCACACAGTACGCCGTATTACATCTACTTAAAAATGGGTATGATGCTACTAAAATTACCATTATTGATAAAGGAAAAGACATCCATACTCGACTACCCGAGGATGTTATGACTGGAGCCGGTGGGTGCGGTACATGGAGTGACTTTAAGGTTATTCCATCATTCAACCAAGGAGGTATATTTTACCCACACTACTGTACTAACCAAGAATATGCTGAACAATTATCCAAACAGCTATATGATTATATCGTAGAATACCATCCAGATGCATCTAAAATCATGTATACGGAACCAACGGATGAACCACAATATATCAAGGATTCACCATTTGAGTTGCGTCAATCACCATGTTACCATTTAGGTACTGATTTTGGGCAACAACAAGTGAAAGCCATATTCGAGTACTTCGAGCAATGCGGTGTATATCAAATATATAATGCTGAAGTTACTAGCATAGACGCACAACACAATCGCGTTATGTTTGATACTCAATACGCTGGGGAAACTGTACATAACTATACTGACTACGATATATTAATTGTTGGTACAGGTAAATCGGGAATGGACTTCTTGTCGGATTTAATTGAGCAATACGACTTAGACACTACACCCAAACCAGCACAAATTGGTGTACGTTACGAAACAGACGGAAAATATTTTACCGAACTAAACAAAATAGCATACGATTTTAAACTATACAAGAAATTCGGCGACGACAGTGCCCGCTCATTCTGCACAAACAATTTCGCTGCATTCGTAGCTGAGGAAGAAACATACGGAATGAAATCATTCAACGGACACGCTCATAAAGACCCAGACAAATACAACGGCTTAACCAATTTCGGTATATTACTAGAGGCACGCGGAATCGAGGACCCATTTACATTCAGTAAACAATTAGTGGAATTCTTCCAAACCGAAGGCAAAGCAGCGTATTATTCACCTACAGACAGAACACCATCACAAACCGACCAAGGTGGATCTGTACCTGGATATAAAATTACGTTGGATAAATTCAAGGAAGGGTTCGGTAAATATGCCGACTACATCATGGAATTTATATCCGATTTAAACACAACATTTGGTATTGACGACAACTATATATTCTATTGCCCTGAAGTTAAATTCTTAACCAACGAAATCACCCTAAACAAACACGATTTATCGCTACCAAAATACCCAAACATACATTTGCAGGGAGATGCAGCTGGTGCTCGTGGAATATACATTTCAGCCCTACACGGAATATACATCGCAGATTCGTTAATTTAACCATATTTATTGCCATAACCCCTCAATACTTACGTTATGGAAAATGAATGGGAACAAGGCGATACTATCGAGTTCTAGTTAAACAGTATTTGGAGCCCCAATTGGGGCTTCATATATTCACATTAAAATAATAAGTTATATGGCTAAAATTGGTTTCACAGGAAGTGTATCTGTAGGTAAAACTACACTCGTAAACGCACTCAAACAACTACCTGAATTTGAAGGATATACATTCACCACTGAACGCTCAAAATACTTACGTGATTTAGGTGTACCATTAAACACTGATTCGACAGTTAAGGGACAAATCATATTTGCTGCTGAACGTGCTAGTGAATTAATGTGCCCAAACATTATTACTGACCGAACAATAATTGACGTAATAGCATTTACTGAATTATCCCGATCAATACCATTCTATCAAAAAGCAGATTTCCGCACACTAGCATATAATTTAATTTCGGAATATGACTATATATTCTATATATCACCTGATGGCGTAAACATCGAAGACAACGGTGTACGAACAATTGACCCAGTATACCGAACATCCATAGACAATGAAATTAAAAGCATATGTCGTAAACATGTAAGACAAATAAAAAACTACGCAGAATTGACGGGTTCCGTTGAGGAAAGGGTGCGCAAAGTTAAACAGACAGTATTCCCCACATATTTATAATTAAAAATATATTCAAATGAAGAAAAATTACTTAATGGAAATCATCCGCGAGGAAATATCTAGTTACTTAGGCGAAAACGAGTCAATGTACGATTCACCACAAACACAACAGCGTGAAGTATACAGTATGTTGGATCAAGTAGAAAACTTAAAAAAGCTACGTGCTGACTTAGACGAGCAAATTGCACAATTAGAAGCTATTGCAAACACGTTTAACGTAAACGAAGATGCAGCAGCAAACAAAGCAGCAACTGACGCTCAACGTATGGCTATTGATAAAAAAATCACCGCGTTGAATAAAACCAAACAAGAATTATCTAAACCGGGTGTTGCATTAGAAGAAGAGCAACTTGATGAAGAAACGTTAAACGAAATGCCATTCATTGGTGGTGAGAAAGGTGCAGAATTATTCGCAGCAATTAAAACAGCATCTGAGAAATTAAAAGACAAATTCCCAGACGCAACAGCAAAAGACATTTCAAAAATCATATTAAGTAAAAAGAAACGCCCTGAACTTGCACCTGAAGTAGAGGACGCGTTAATGGCACAAGAAGAAAAATATGGTGATGACCCAAAATACACAGCTAATTTAGGTGGACCACAAACAGAAAAAGCAGTAGCTAAAGCATTGGGCGAATATGAGCCAGGACAACGTGGACGTAAAGCAACTGAAAAACCTGCAGTTGAACCAAAAGCAGCAAAAGCAAAAACAGCTCCTGCCGCTAAAGCAGAAAAATCTGCAGCCGAACCAACTACCACTACTACTGAACCAGTAGACAAAGAAGACGCAGCAGCATTAAAAGCAGCAGCAAACGTTAAAGGTGGTGCATTAACAGCTGGTGAAAAATACGGTAAGTTAAAAGCATCGTTGGACACTAAAACAGCTGAACTTAAAGCATTGGCTGGTTCAACTGACATGGAAAAACGTAAAGCATTAACCGCTGAAAAAATGCGTATTGAGGCTGCAATTGAAAAATTGAAACAAGTAAAAATGTAACAATACATGAACGACAGGGTAATCCATATTAATTTATCAACGGTAATACTATTATGTATTACCCTTGTTGTTTTATTCATATCAACCAAATCATGCGGTTCAAACCCAACTGATTTAACCAATCAACAAACACAAATAGACAGTATATCTGGGGTTATCAACCAACTACAGTTAAAGCAACACAAACTAGATGGCACTCTAATCCACCACACTCGAAACATCGACTCACTCAACCATGCCATCCTAAATACCCAGCAACAAATATTAGACACACGCTCATATTATGACAATAAAATTAAGGATATTAACCGTTATACTTTTACTCAACTCTATAGTTTTTTCGCAAACCGATACAAATAAAATTTGTTTCCCGTACCCTACCGCAAAACGTATAGCTATTGATCTAGTTAAAGGCGATTCAGCCATGGCTGAATTGAAACATACTCATGTACTTGTAGAGCAATATAAACAATCCCTAGTTGAACGTGATAGTGTAATTGACACATACCGTACTAAAACAGCAACATATATTCAAGAAATATCGTTGCGTGATACTACCATTTCACTTCAAAAATACATGGTATCTGAACTCAAATCGGATGTTGAAAAAGCAAACATCCAATTAGACATATACAAAACAACCACTAAATATTTATCCGTAGGTTTAGTTGGTACACTAGCGGTTATTTCATTTTTATTTTATTTAAAATAACATGCAAGACAATAAAAGTTTACGCCAAATAATAAAGGAGGAATATATCAAATGTGCATCGAGTCCTGCATATTTCATGAAGAAATATTGCTATATCCAGCACCCAAAACGCGGACGTATACAATTCCAACTATACCCATTCCAGGAAAAGGTACTTACCCTATTCCAAGAAAATCCATACTCAATTGTACTTAAATCAAGACAGTTAGGTATATCTACCCTAGCATCTGGATACTCAGTATGGTTAATGCTATTCCATCAAGACAAAAATATACTTTGTATTGCCACTAAACAGGACACTGCAAAGAACATCGTAACCAAGGTGAAATTCATGTACGACAATTTACCTACCTGGCTACGCGAAAAAGACAAACCCATTGAGGACAATAAACTTACATTACGTCTTAACAACGGTTCACAAATTAAAGCAACCTCTGCATCATCCGATGCTGGTCGATCCGAAGCAGTATCTTTGCTGCTAATTGACGAGGCTGCATTCATTAACAACATCGGCGAGATATGGGCATCAGCTCAACAAACCTTAGCAACTGGTGGGGGCTGCATCGCATTATCCACTCCATACGGTACAGGTAATTGGTTCCATCAAACATGGTTAGGCGCTGAAATGGGTGACAATTCATTCCTACCCATCAAATTACCGTGGAGTGTTCACCCTGAACGAGACCAGTCATGGCGCGATAGACAAGATGCGGATTTAGGTCCACGAATGGCGGCACAGGAATGTGATTGCGATTTCTCCACATCCGGTGACACTGTATTCACACCTGAGGACTTAGAGTTTTATTCCAAAACATATATCCGCGAACCACTAGAAAAACGTGGTGTCGACCAAAACCTGTGGATATGGGAACCAGCTGACTATTCCCGTAACTACATGGTAGCAGCTGACGTTGCCCGTGGTGATGGTAAGGATTTCTCCACATTCCATATATTTGACGTTGAAACATTCAAACAAGTGGGTGAATATAGAGGTCAGTTAACCACAACTGAATTCGGACATTTACTAGTTGGTATAGCAACCGAATACAACAATGCATTACTAGCTGTAGAGAACGCATCCATTGGTTGGTCAACCATCCAAACCATAATTGATCGTGGATATCCAAATTTATACTACACACCAAAGGGATCTGCAGTTAATTCATATTTCGACCCAGTAATGGATACAAGTAAAATGGTTGCTGGATTTAATTTAAATCAACAGAATCGCCCAGTAGCCATAGGAAAGTTCCAAGAAGCTATGAGGGAACGAAGTGCTGTCGTATATTCATCTAGGTTATTTGAGGAAATGAAGGTATTCGTTTGGAAAAATGGCCGCGCTGAGGCACAAACCGGATACAACGATGACCTAGTAATGGCATTTTCAATTGGTTGTTATTTAAGAGACACATCATTTAAAATGCGACAACAAGGAATGGACATGTCCCGAAGCATATTAAACAGCATAAACACAACCACAAACCCATATGCAGGTGGATACATGAACGGTTCAAACCAAAACCAATTTAGTATACCAAACCCATACGGAAACGGTAGCGAGGACATATCCTGGCTACTTTAATAAACATAATTAAAACTATATATGGCTAACACAAATTTACTACCCCGATTAAAACGATTATTTTCTACCGATGTCATCATCCGTAATGACGGCGGTGTAGGGTTAAAAGTAATGGACGTTAATAAAATCCAGCAATCCGGTAAATACGAAACCAATTCACTAGTGGATCGATTCAGTAGGATATGGACCAACACCCATACATCAATATATGGTTATCAAAGTAGTTTTAACTACCAAACATTGCGTCCTACATTGTACTCTGAGTACGATGCAATGGATACAGACGCTATCGTAGCATCAGCACTGGATATTATTGCGGATGAAAGTACATTAAAAAACGACATGGGCGAAATATTGCAGATCCGTAGCCCAGACGAAGACATACAAAAAATACTGTACAATTTATTCTACGACGTTTTAAACGTTGAATTTAATTTATGGCCATGGGTTAGAGGTATGTGCAAATACGGTGACTTTTTCCTTAAACTAGAAATATCTGAAAAATTCGGTGTATACAACGTAATACCATTTAACGCATTCCACATTGAAAGACAAGACGGATACGATTCAGACAACCCATCCGGAGTACGTTACAAATTCCAACCAGATGGCGTTTCCTCACCATCTAACTATGGCTACTACAATGTACCTAATTCAGCTAATCAAGCAAACGAGGTATATTTTGATAACTACGAAATGGCCCATTTCCGCCTATTAACCGATACTAACTTCTTACCTTACGGTAGATCGTATTTGGAACCAGGCCGTAAATTATTCAAGCAATATACAATGATGGAGGATGCTATGTTGATTCACCGTATTGTAAGAGCACCTGAAAAACGTATATTCTACATTAATGTAGGAAATATTGCTCCTGCCGAAGTGGAAAACTTCATGCAGAAGACCATTTCAAAAATGAAACGTACCCCGTACATTGACCAACAAACGGGTGACTACAACTTGAAATACAACATGCAAAACCTACTTGAGGACTTCTACATCCCAGTACGTGGTAATGACCAAGCAACAAAAATCGACACTACTAAAGGTTTAGACTATGCTGGAATAGAGGATGTATCGTACCTACGTGACAAATTATTTGCTGCGTTAAAGGTGCCGAAAGCATTCATGGGTTACGAGAAAGATTTAACTGGTAAAGCAACATTAGCCGCTGAAGATATTCGTTTTGCACGTACAATTTCACGTATACAAAGCATCATGGTATCCGAATTAACTAAAATTGCTTTAGTACATTTATATTCACAAGGGTATACTGACGAGAACTTAACCAATTTCGAATTATCATTAACCAACCCATCAATCATATTTGAACAAGAGAAAATCGCATTACTTAAGGAAAAAGTAGAGTTAGCTAATTCAATGATGGAGAATAAATTACTCCCATCTGATTTCATCTACGAACATATATTCCAGTTCAGTGAAGATAAATTTGATGAGTACAAAGACTTGATAATGCAAGATGCTAAGCGTAAATTCAGACTAGCACAAATTGAGAACGAAGGAAACGATCCACTTGAAACTGGCAAGTCATATGGTACACCACACGATTTAGCATCGTTATATGGTAGAGGTAGATATGAAGATACGCAACTACCTGATGGATACGACGAGAAAAATCCACTTGGACGCCCTGAAGAAAAAGTAACCAACCGCAATACACAAGACAGCCCATTTGGTAAAGATTTACTTGGCGCTATGGGTATGAAAAAAGACAACGACGAATCAGATTCAATTAAACCTACATACAAAGGTGGATCTCCGTTAGCACTTGAATCAAAAAAGACACCAAAACGTAACGCTGATTTACTTAACCAAATCAACAAAAACAAAAAACGCATCATATTCGAGTCGGATGTCAACGGGAATTCGCTACTAGATGAATCACAAATACGAGAGTAACACCTCTCCATATATTTATAATTAAACTAAACTATATAGAATGAATCTCATAAAACATTCGAAGTATAAAAATACGGGAATATTATTTGAACTATTGGTCCGTCAAATTACATCTGACACATTAGATGGTAAGGATTCACCAGTGAAAGGCCTACTAAAAAAATATTTCGTAAAAACCGAGTTAGGGCGTGAGTATAAACTATATGAAACGTTATTGAAAAAGACATCATTAACGGAAACCAAAGCAAATATAGTAGTAAATACATTAGCTGAGTCATCTACATCGTTAAATCGTGGTGCTATCAAACGCCAAAAATACAATTTAATTAAGGAAATCAAGGAACACTACGATTTAGAAAAATTCTTCAACCACAAATTACCTAACTACAAAGTATTTGCTGCATTCTACACATTACTAGAAACATATAATACACCACCATTATCAGTTGATCCTGAACAGATAATTAACAACAAAGTAACTATACTTGAACATTTAACGGCGGCACCAATTACTGAGAAAAAAGTAAAAGACGACGTAATGGATGCGTTTATTGGTTCGGATAAAGATGTACGTTTATTAGCATATAGAATGTCATTGGATAAATTCAATAGTAAATACAACAATTTCGATTCCAACCAAAAAGCAGTACTTAAAGAATATATTAATTCAGTAGACAACAGTACACGTTTACGTGAATTTTACATTGACAAAACAAACGAAATCAAAACTCAACTAGTTGAAATTAACCAACTTACTAAAAACCCAGTAACCAAAATCAAAATTGACGAAATAATCAATATGATTACTGTACCTAGTAAGACACACAAAATCAAAGACAACAATATAGTTGACCTGTTGCAATATTACGATTTAGTAAAAGAACTGGAACATGCTAACAGATAGAATACGCGAGATAGTTAAAGCTAAACTAAAAGAAACTAGTGCCACCTCACAGGGTGGTGCCTCATTTTCACCCGGTGCCGGTGAGCAATACGCTACACCTAAAGCATTTAACAAAAACAAAAACGCAAAAGGCGAAGCAACTAAATACTACTACAAATTGGGATATAAGCCAGTACCGGATAAAATCAAGGGATCTGGTTTGGAAGTAAAACAGTTATTTGAAACTGAACCTATCAACGAAACCAGCGACTTCCAACGCGAGCGCATAGCTGCGTTCGACGACATAGAAACGCGTTTAAACGCGCTACATCCACTTGTATCCAACGCAAAAAATGAAACCGCAGAATACTACAATGAACATCCCGGATCATACGACATATATAAACCAACCGAAATGATTTTAAGTTACCTTAAAAACATTGAACAACTATTAACTGCACCAAAATGAAAAAAACACTACAAGACCAATACTTATTACTTAAGGAAGGAAAAGGACACAAAGGTGTATTCTTAACTGAAGCAAAACGTCAATTCCCAAACCTTATCCCTGTTAATGCTGATGTTGAATTAACTACACGCATATTAAAAGACAAAAATGTCATTAGCGAAAATATAGTTGGTTTACAAGCAATCAACCAAATGATTCCTACTAAAAAAGAGTCATTTGAAACTGCATTTGAATCGTTCTTGAAAGAAGCAAAGAAAAAAGAAGCGACTGACAAAGCCGAAGCAAAAACCGTATCCAAATCCGTTGAAGACAAGCAAGAACACGCGCATGACAACGCAGACGAGAAAAACATCGACAACGTTATATTTGACCAAGTAATGATGGGTTACTACGCGGAAATGAAAGACCCTAAAAACGCGGACAAAACAATGGAGGAATTAAAAGCCATTGTACTTAAAAACCTACAAAAAGATCCTATCCACTATACTAAAGAAGGACAATTCGGCGTTAAAGAATTAGGTTACACAACTGAACATCCAGGTTTAGGTACACCAAAAGAAGTAAAAGGAAAATATGCATCTGGCGGTATGGAACCAGTTAAGTTAAATGAGTCAATGGATGAAGCATACCAAATGACTAATGTTAATGTTCACAATACAAAAACAGGAGGGAAAATATTCGTACCAGAAAAATTACCAATATTACCAATAATCATTAAACGATTTGGTGAACATATGGTATTTGATGCTGCTAATAATATAATGTATATTTCTGCTATATTGTATAACAACCTAATAAAAGGATATGCAGATCAACCAGCAATTAAAAAACTAATAATGGACATACCACCAATGGTTAAACAATTGCTAAACAAAACACAAAACTATGGTAAACCTAAAACGTTGGATGGTTATAAATTTAAACAATATTTCCCATTTGCGGGTGATGTAGAAATAGCTGAAGACGATAAATTCAATAAAGACGGTACTAAAAAATACTATTCAAAAGGTAATTACCTATTCCAAAACCTAAACAAACAAAACGCCCTAGAAGAAGATATGTCAATCAACGAATCAAAGTTACGCGGAATCATTCGCTCAATCATCGCTGAAGAAATGAGCAAAACACCATTAAACGAAAATATCCACAAACGTTTAAAAGAAATTGACGGTGAAGTAGCAAACGAAGTAATCCAGTCTAAACTTAACAAAGTACAGGAAGAAATCGAAAAACGTACAAACCAATTAAACATGATTGACGAGAACGAAGACTTGAAAGACTTAACAGACGGTAAGAAAATTAAAGCACTTCAGAAAGAAATCAAGTTACTAGAAAAAGCGAAAGCAAAACTTGAAAAATCCATGAAGGGCAAGAAAAAAGAAGTACTTGACGAAACTGAAAACGTAGACGAAGCATCACCAGAATACATGGCTGCTAAGCAAGACGCTGAAGATCGTTACAATGAAGGAGAAGATATCGACTCAATCATAGCTGACTACCCTCAATTCAAACGCGAATTATACAATGATATAATTGGTGGATTTGAAGGAATGGATTACTAAAAAACACATTTATACCCATGAACAAACAATTATTAATTGAAACACGATACTTTAACCCATCACCTGTCCGTCTAGTAGAAGGGCAGGGAAATGGTGGTAATGTATTTGTAGAAGGTATATTAGCAACCGTTGAAGTAAAAAACGGAAACGGTCGTTATTACCCACGCGAGTTATGGGAACGTGAAATTGATAAATTCTCACAAAAAATCAACCAACGCTCAACTGAAACATGTGGTGAATTAGACCACCCAGATTCACAAATCATTAACCTCCAAAATTCATCTCACGCCATACGTAAAATTTGGTGGGATGGTGATAAAATCATGGGATTAATAGAGATATTCTCGGACATGGGTGAAAAAGGAACAAACGCAGGTCGTATAGCTGGAGCATTAGTTAAAAACGGACTGAATATTGGTGTATCATCTCGCGGCATGGGTTCACTTAAACAAGTAGGTGAAATCATGGAAGTACAAAACGACTTTGAACTATTGACATGGGACATAGTATCTAACCCATCCAACCCTAACTCATGGATGACCCCAACATCACTAAATGAATCCAGAACTACTACACTGGATTCATATAACAAAGTTAATTCATTAATTACCGAAATAATGTGTGCTAAAGGCACATGCCCTATATTTTAAAAATATTTAAGATTGCAAACCGGTCAAAAATCGCTCCCTATTGTGGGGGCTTTTTTTGTCCTCTGCGACTTTAATTATCTCCATACATACGTATACTCCGAATATGCCATCCCCTCAATATATTATATGGCATCCAATTAATTTATATTCTATTACGTTTCAAATAAACGTACTTTCCCAACAAAACATAATTTAGGAAAAATGGCAACAAACAGAGACATGCTTGCAGAAGCAATCGCTGACGCTAAAGCAGTAAAAGACATGGCTATAGCTAACGCAAAAGCAGCTCTGGAAGAAGCATTCACACCTCAACTAAAATCTATGTTATCGTTAAAACTTCAAGAAATGGCTGACGAATATACGTCAGAAGAATCAGTAGAAGAAATGTACGATGAAGTAGAAGAAGGATTTGGTGAATTCGATACCCCTGAAAACACAGGATTCGGCGAAATGGGTAAAAAAGCCCTTGACGAAGAAGATATCGACTTAGAAGAGCTACTTGCAGAGATTGAATTAGAAGAAGAAATCGACGAAACTTTAAACGAAGCTGAAGAAGCTGGTGAATCTGAAGAAGAGGAAGCAGGTGAAGAAGAAGAGGAAGAAGGCGAGCCGATGAAATTAGAAGACATGACTGATGAAGATTTAAAAGCAATGATCGAAGACGTAATCGCGGATATGGTTAAAGCTGGAGAATTAGAAGCAGGACATGAAGAAGGTGAAGGTGAAGAAGGCGATGAAGAAATCGACATGGAAATGGACGGTGAAGAAGAAGACGTAGACTTAGCTGAATTGTTACGCGAAATTGAAGAAGATACAGTTATGGAAACAACAGCAACAACTACAGAAACAACAACAGTAGACACTACAGCATTAACTACAGAATTAGAAAATGCATATACTACAATCAACACGTTACGTTCAGAACTAAACGAAATCAACTTACTAAACGCTAAGTTACTTTACACTAACAAAATATTCAAAGCTAAAACTTTGAACGAAGAACAAAAAGTAAAAGTGTTAAGTTCATTTGACAAAGCTACTACAGTTAAAGAAGTAAAATTGGTTTATTCAACTTTAAACGAGGGATTAAAAGTTAAAAATACACCAATTCGCGAAAACTTAGGTAGAGCATCAAAAGCAACAAATACACCAGTTGTAAACACTAAACAGCCAATCGTAGAATCAAACGCAGTGTTTGACAGAATGCGTAAATTGGCTGGATTAATTTAATTTAAACTTAAAACAAACAAATGTCAACAATTAACGAATTATTAGAAAGCTCAGCTGCAGGTTGGAAAAACTTGCAAAGCGATGCAGCCAGAATGGCTACAAAATGGGGAAAAACAGGCCTATTAGAAGGTGTTAACTCAGAAATTGAGAAAAACAACATGGCAATGATCCTTGAAAACCAAGCTAAGCAATTAGTTATGGAATCTAACAACACAAACCAAGGTGGTGCTACATTTTCAGTAGGACAAGGCGAGCAATGGGCAGGAGTAGCTTTACCATTAGTACGTAAAGTATTCGGTTCTTTATCAACTAAAGAATTTATGTCTGTCCAACCAATGAACTTACCTTCAGGTCTAGTTTTCTTCTTGGATTTCGCATTCGGTCAAAACAAGAAATTGAATTTCGGACCAGCAGGTGATATCTACGGAACAGGTTCATTATACGGTGTTACTAACCCAGGTGCTGCAAACGATCCAAATGGTGGTTTATACGGTGCTGGACGTTTTGGTTACACAATCAACCAATTCTCAGCATCTGCTACAACTACAGTTGCTACTGCATCTTGGGCGGACGTTAACTATGCTGCTGAATTGTCTGCATCTGTTGCTGCTGGAGCATATACGAAAGTATCTGTTGCTGCATCTGCATTAACTCGTCCTGACTTGAAAGGTGTTAGAGCATTTACATTAGCTTCTGGATCAACTTTGACTCCAAACACAAACGCTAAAGTATTACCTCAATTCACTAAAACAGACGGAACAAACGTATCATTCATCTATGTAGGTGCTGTTGCTTCTGCTGACGTTCCTGCTGCAGGTGCTGGAAACGTTGTATGGTACAACCAACAACCAGTTGATAACAACAGAGGTGATTTCGAAGATGCATCAGGTGCTGGATACGCAAACGCAGGATCTACAGCAGCTGATCAATTAGCTATCCCATCTATCGATATCAAATTGAAATCAGAAGCTATTGTTGCTAAAACACGTAAGTTAAAAGCACAATGGACTCCAGAGTTCGCACAAGATTTGAACGCTTACCAATCATTGGATGCTGAAGCAGAATTAACATCAATCATGTCTGAGTACATCGCATTAGAAATCGATTTAGAAAACTTAGATATGTTGATCCAAGACGCTTCTGCAGCAGATGAGTACTGGTCAGCAGTAAACAACAAGTCATTAAATTCAGCTAAAACTGGATATGATAACTTAGGTTTCTACAATACACAAGGACAATGGTTCCAAACTTTAGGAACTAAATTCCAAAAAGTATCTAACAAAATTCACCAAAAGACATTAAGAGGTGGTGCTAACTTCATGGTATGTTCTCCAGCTGTAGCAACAATCCTTGAGTCTATCCCAGGATTTGCTTCATCTTCTGATGGTGATGTAACTAAAGCAAGCTACGCTTTTGGTATCCAAAAAGCAGGTAACTTGAACAACCGTTACACAGTATACAAAAACCCATATATGACTGAAAACGTTATCTTAATGGGATACAGAGGTGCTCAATTCTTGGAAACAGGAGCTGTATTTGCGCCTTACGTTCCATTAATCATGACGCCACTTGTATATGATCCTGAAACATTCACACCAAGAAAAGGTCTATTGACTCGCTACGCGAAAAAGATGATAAGACCGGAATTTTATGGAAGAGTGTTTGTTTCTGACTTAGCAAGCATCTAATCGCGCGTAAAATCGCAGATTTCACGCTAAAAAGGGCGCCGGTTTCGGCGCCCTTCTTTTTTCCCATTACCCTTTACCCACACATATAATCACTTATTTTCCCCTTATGCTTGTCCCCCCTATGTTCCTTTAGTATATTTATACCGGAACATAAGGTACATTAATATGAAAAAAACAGGCATATATAAAATCACATCACCATCCAACAAAATATATATTGGTCAATCACTGGATATAGACAAACGTTGGTACCATTACCAAAATTTACGTTGCAAAGGTCAACCACAACTGTACAATTCACTCATTCACCACGGTATAAACAACCATATATTTGAGATACTTGAGGAATGCAACCCAGACATACTGGATGAACGTGAAACACACCACAAACAAATCCACGTAGACATATATGGGTGGGATTTATCCATGTTTACCATGTTAAACGATGGTAAAGGTGGTAACAAATCATCTACCACTAAACAGAAAATGTCCATTTCATCCATCAAAAACACACGTGCCGTAAATGTATACAAACTGGATGGTACATTCATAGCTAAATTTGATTCACCATCACAAGCCAAAACCATATTATTCCCGGACATCAAAGACACCACAGGTGGTATTATCCAGTCATGCAACCAATCCAAACAAAAAACATTCCGCGGCTGTATATTCCAGTGGTCGGATGACGACAACATACAACAAATACTAACTGGGTTGCAAAACAATGTAAAAATCAAACAACAAACTGTATTGCAATACGATTTGGAAGGTACATTCATTCGTGAATACCCAAATAGTTACTATGTCGAAAAAGAATACGCTAAACAAGGTATACGCATCAACTCCACCGACATTCGAGCATGTTGTAATGGCAAACAGAAAACATGTGGTGGATATAAGTGGACATACGGTACATCACTAATAGAGAACACCATCAAAGAATACGATTTAAACCACATTGAAACACAAAAACACATACACAACCAATACAAACACGAATTAACCAAACACAAACCAAACATATTTAAATTAACAGCATATATATCCAGTCTATACACCGGAAATATATTACATAATTACCATAGCGAAATAGACATATACATGCCTGATTTGGGGTTGGGTATCAACGTAGTTGATTTAAAGGACAGCACGTTATATGAAAAAAACTATACCCGCAATTTATCCACCAAATATAACCAGTTAAACATTAAACTCATACAAATATTCTCGGACGAATTACTAAACAAAAAAGACATTGTGTATTCACGAATACAAAACGAACTAAAAGCAAATCCCACCACTATATTTGCTCGTAAATGTGAAATACGTGAGGTAGCACCCAACATTAAAAACACATTCCTCGACCAAAACCACATTCAGGGGCGTGACCAAGCATTCTACAAATACGGGCTATACTACCAGAACGAACTGGTATCCATAATGACATTCAGAAAACCACGCACCGCAATAGGTAAAACAAACGTAAACAATGGCGACACCTGGGAACTTATTCGATTTTGCAACAAAAAATACACCAATGTAGTTGGTGCTGCCTCACGTTTACTTAAACATTTCATCCGTGAAGTAAACCCACAACATATATATTCATTTGCAGACAACAGATGGTCATCACCTGTAAATAATTTATATTTAACTTGTGGATTCACACATGTATCAACATCCCAGCATGGGTATTGGTATACTAAAGACTATATGAGCAGGGAACACCGATTCAATTACAATAAAGGTGCACTTAAGAAAATGGGTATGGACACTGACAGCCATACCGAAGTAGAATTAATGCGAAATATGGGTTACCACCGTGTATGGGATTGTGGTGTAACTAGATTTGAAATGGTACTTTAAATTTGGCTATCCACCAACCATTTAGTATATTTATACTAAAACAAGTTATATGACTGACTATAACCGTACTCCGGAAGCACAAGATGTATTCAAGGAAAAACGCAAACCTAAGGGACCCATTAAATTCAAAATGTCCCTTAATGAAGAACAAAAAGAAGCAAAAGACATCATCCTAAACACACCCGTAACATTAATCAAGGGTATGGCTGGTAGTGGTAAAACATTATTAGCATGTCAGATAGCACTGGATTTGGTATTCCGTAAGGAAATGGAAAAACTAATCATCACCCGACCTACCGTAGCAAAAGAGGACATTGGTTTCCTTCCTGGCGACTTGAAGGAAAAAATGGACCCGTGGTTAGCACCCATATACGCCAATCTATACATGTTGTACGATAAGGAAAAAATCGACAAGTTAATTGCAGACGGCGTAATTGAAGTAGTACCATTTGCATTCATGCGAGGCCGCACATTCCCCAATTCATTCGTAATTGTAGACGAATGCCAGAACATCACCCACCCACAAACCGAAATGATTTTGGGCCGTTTGGGTAAAGGTGGAAAAATGGTATTTTGTGGCGATATATCCCAGGTAGATTTACGTTCCAAAAAAGAATCCGGTATATCATTCTTCAACCGCTTGGAAGAACGCACACCCACAGTTAAAGTGGTTACCCTTAAGAAAAACCACCGCCATGAGGCCGTAGAGGACATACTTAAAATATACGAAGAATTTCGTGATTAACCTGTTTACCCATATTTATACATAAACAAAATACATGCCCAATTTAACATTACGCTCAACCAAAGGAGCACCATTAACTCATGATGAACTAGACGGCAACTTTGAGTACTTTACGGGCTCAATTAACGCAATAAACGCGTCAACCGGTTCATTCCTAACTAGTGCTGCTACATCATCAATGAACATCTCAGATACATTGTATACTGTTAATACTGCACTAAGCGCTAGTGGGTCAACACAATCCACAACTTCAGTGTGTTCGTATGGTGTAAACGTATTCGAATATGTTACATTAAGTAATATTGCTGCTAAATTACCTCAACCAGTAACTGGTAAAAGTGTAAAAATAATTAACCTTGGAAATACATTATTAAAAGTGTATCCATCAAACGTGGGTGGTCAAATCAACAATTTACCAATCAACGAACCAGCAATCATCCCACCAGATGGAAATTTATACGAATTCATTTGTATCAAAAATCCATTACCAGGAGCGTGGACATTCTCAACCCCAGCTACTGGGCAATACGATAGTGGTGAGATTAGTATATCTATTGATTCATCAAACCCTAATTCAGTAGTAACTGCTATAAACTCTGAAAAATACGGTTATATCAGTGGAGGTGCTGGTGGTACAATGAACAATAATTCAAAAAACAAACCACCCCAATGGTTACCTTCCGGCTTTGTCCTAGGTGAATATAATCCTGGTTTACTAGGCCTTTATTTCAGACCAGATACTCCATGGAATGGTATTAGTAAGGTCAAGGTATATACTAACCTTATACAAGCATACGATGAATATGGTGATGAAATATCTATGGGAGGTGATACTAGAATTCTAGCCGCTGGTAGATATGAGTATTATAGTCTAACAAACCCTACACAATTAGTGGGAAATAATGGAGGAGCAATATCCACCCAAATTATCGAATTATCCACAAACAAAACCATTGGTGGAACCCCAACAACAGGTAGTACAGAATATACATCAACAAATATAGGTGACCCAGGTACATTGTGGGGTGAATTCATAAAAGCAGAAACCACATCATCATATTATGTAGGAGTTGATGCTGGTAGTATAGGTAATGAATACGAGGGCACATTTATAGGTAATAAATCACTAGGTACTGTGCCTTACCCATTCACATCCCCAGTATCCCAAGGAACCCCAGTAGAATATTATTATTCATCGTATATTTCATTCCAGATGGATGTATTACCGTATGATAATGTAGGTACCATAGATCTCAAATTCAGATTCGTAATCGAATATTATTAATAAAATATGGGCTCTTAACTGAGTCCATTTTTGTCAATATTTATACACAAACAATAAAATGGCATCTACCTTAACACCCACTACATTCAAAATACACATCATTGAGGAGCAAATAGTAAGAAACAGCGTAAACAAAAACGAAATCACTTACACTATCCCAAACGTAAGCAACGTTGACCACAGGATACTTACTTGCCCCGCTACAACTTCGGTTGATTTATTCAATTTAAATGGTGTGAATCCGGGAGCGGGTGTATTCCCATCTAGTAGTTTAAAATACGCGCGTATATCTAATTTAGACGACGCAACATCTATCGCTATTACCGTTAGTGGATCAAAAGGTGGATATACACAAGAATTACTACCTACCTCATCCATATTTATTGTTTCACCTAACATTACCTCAAGCATATTCTCGGGTTCATTCGGCGATACAATTCAATCCGTTTCGGCATATGCAATAACAGGTAGAGCAGACATAGAGTATACACTAATTAACGCATAACGTCATGAACATACCTATTTACGCGGGTTCATCATCATTCCAGCCAGGTAAAACACCATTTGGCTTCTACGATGCTGACTTTCAATTTCAAACCGATTCAGACAAATTCACTACATTTGCTTCACGCAGATTGGGTTACCCAATCATGGAGGTAGAGTTGCAAGACTTAAACTTCTATGCTGCATTTGAGGAAGCAATCACCACATACGGAAACGAGTTATACGCATATCAAGTTGCTGAAAATTTGTTGTCATTTCAAGGCGCACCTACAACTATAAACCCAGGAAACAATGAATTGGTACAGGATAATTTGGCTGCTATGGTTCGCTTATCGAATCAGTACGGAACAGAGGCAGGCGTTGGTGGAACTATTGAATATCATACGGGTTCGATTGTACTTAATGGGGGTCAACAGACGTACGACTTAAACGAGTGGGCAGCTCAAAACGGTATTAGTAGCGCAATTGAAGTAAAACGTGTATTTTACGAAGCATCTCCGGCCATCACACGTTACTTTGACCCGTACGCAGGTACTGGTACTGGTATGATGCAAATGATGGACAGTTTCGGTTGGGGTGGATATTCACCAGCAATTAACTTTTTGCTAATGCCTATGAATTACGATATTCAGAAAATACAGGCAATTGAGTTAAACGACCAAATTCGTAAATCGCAATACACATTTGAATTGGTGAACAACAAATTGAAATTGTTCCCTATACCTAAAACATCATCCATCCAGATACTATACTTCCACTACATACTAACTGACGACCGTAATCAACCATATGTTGATCGCAATGGTGCTAGTATAATTACTAACGTATCTAATGTACCATACAATAACCCAAACTATACACAAATCAATTCAATTGGTAGACAGTGGATATTTGAGTACGCATTAGCTATAGTTAAGGAAATACTTGGATACGTTAGAGGTAAATACTCAACCACACCAATACCTGGATCCGAAGTAACATTAAACCAGGGCGATTTAATTACTGCAGCAACTGCAGAAAAAAACGCGTTAATTGAACGTTTGAGAGTATATTTAGACTCAACATCACGTACCAGTTTAATGGAGAAAAAAGCAAACGAAGCGAAATACCAAAACGACACAATAGCACAAGTACCAATGAACATATTTATTGGGTAATATATTAAACAATGGCAATTTTTGGCTCACAGAGAGACATATCATTCTTCAGACACATCAACCGCGAATTACTTTGGGATGTGGTTACACAACAATGTGCTGTGTATAAACTTAAACTAGACCAAACCAAAGTAAACATATATGGCGAGGCATCTGGAGACAAGTTTTATTTCGACCCGGTACTAATTAACGCGTTAATTCAACGTGGTGAAAAAACACAATCCTCCGGCGATATAGGGGTAGATATGTCACGTGAGATGGAATTCCGTTTCTTCCGCGACGATTTAGTAGATGCTAAACTTGTACCTGAAGTTGGCGATATCATTCTATACCAAGAAAGTTACTTTGAAGTAGACAATGTAAACGACAATCAACTATTCGTAGGTAAAGACCCAGACTACCCATACAATGACAACCCACTCAATCCAGGACTAGAAGAATTTGGTACTAATTTATCCATTATTGTCCAAGCACACATTACTTCAGCGGATCGTGTACAAATAACTCGTGAACGATAAGACATGGCAGAAAGCGCACCATCAATCCCATTCCGCAAGCTAAACCAATTTAGAAATGGTGGCTTAGCACTCGAATATACTAATAATTCATTTAATACAGCTGTAACCGAAATAGCAAATATTGGTGCTACAACATCATCGTCTATTGCCGCTATTGGTACTTCAACTAGTACAGCTATAACCACAATAGCTACCTCAGTATCCCAATCAAATGCTACTACCCGAAACACAGTAACAAACATGTCTAGTTCTGTTTCGTATACGCTGGATCAACAAAACATAGACATTGCATCACTTGAGAATGCCGTTGTTAGCGCGGTACGTACATCCAAGGTATTCATAAGCAAAGAAATACCTTACGGTGCTGTAGATGGTGTAAACACTACATTCACATTAGAACATGCACCAACCCCTGGCAGTGAACACTTGTATTTAAACGGTTTACTCGTGGAGGAAGGCGCGGACACCGATTACTTCATATCTGGTAATACAATCACATTTAGCGAGCCGTTACTCGCAGGTATGCAACTACAATGTACATATCACTACAATGCAGAACAACTAACAAATGTATTCGTAGACAAAGAAATACCCTATGGCCATGTTAATGGCACAAACAAAACATTCACACTAGCTGACAATCCAGTTTTGGGTAGTGAGCATTTATACCTGAACGGGGTGCTCCAGCAAAGTGAAGGCAATGACTATGTAATAGACAATAACGTCATTATATTTATCGAGGCGCCGTTAGAGGGGATGGTTTTGCGTTGTACTTACTACTACAACATATAATTTCACCTTACTTTCACTATTCCCAAATTTCCGCAAAAAAACGCCATACGTATAACGAAAATAATTTACATACAATGAGTCTTGAAACATATTCAACATCAGATTTATATTTAACAGCCTACCTTAAAATTAAGGGGCACCGTTTCACAGTGGAAAAATCTGCAAAGAAATCCACATTCATGTTTAACCAAACGCCCGATTTACTATCAAATGTAGATGAATATTTAACGGAAACAGGTTCGTGCGAACCTTTAGCATTCACAAATGCTATAAAGAACTTGAAGAACTTGCTATTTAACCGATAGTAATTTCACGAGATAGTTCAACTAGTTAACTATTTAATTAATTTCTTTAAATCTACAAAGAATGAGTAAAATTACCAAAATCGTATTGGACAAACAGTCCGACTTGATCTTAACTAATGCTACGTTGACAACACCACAAGGTCTTGTAAAAAGCGACGTTTCAGGATTAGTTACTGATTTGGCAAACTTAGTTACTGCTGATTCAACTGAAGCTGCTGCCCGCATTGCTGGTGACGCTGCTTTGTCTGCATCTTTAGCTACTGAGGTTGCTGCACGTATCGCAGACGTTGACGCTGAAGAAGCTGCACGTATCGCTGCGGTAACAGCTGAAGAAACAGCACGTATCGCTGCTGACGCTGCATTGAGCGCATCATTGGCTACTGAAGTTGCTGCTAGAATCGCTGACGTTGATGCTGAGGAAACTCGCGCATTGGCTGCTGAAGCTACATTGTCTGCTTCTATCGCTACTGAGGTTGCTGCACGTATCGCTGACGTTGATGCTGAGCAAGCAAGAGCTGAAGCTGCTGAAGCTGCATTAAGCGCATCATTGGCTACTGAAGTTGCTAACCGTATCACAGATGTTAACGCTGAGGAAACTCGTGCATTAGCTGCTGAAGCAGTATTGTCTGCATCTGTTGCAACTGAAATCGCTGCACGTGAATTAGCTGTATCTAACGAAGCTACTGCTCGTATCGCTGGTGATACTGCATTGTCTGCATCATTAGCTGCTGAGATTACTTCTCGTTTAGCTGCTGACGCTGCTGAAGTTGCTGACCGTATCGCAGGTGACGAAATGTTGCAAGACAACATCGACGCTGAAGCTACAACTCGTGCTAATTCAGACATCGCGTTACAAGCAAACATCAACACTGAAGTAACACGTTCACAAGCTGCTGAAGCTGTAATCGCTGCAAACTTAGCAACAGAAATCACTGACCGTATCGCAGATGTAAACGCTGAAGAAACACGTGCATTGGCTGCTGAAGCAATTTTGTCTAGCTCTATTTCAAATGAAGCAACAAGAGCAATCGCTGCTGAATTAGTATTGTCTGGATCTATCGTTGACCAAAAAGTACGTATCGATGCAATCTTATCTGCATCTAACGCTGACTACGATCAATTCGTAGAAATCGTTAATTTAATCAACTCTGTTGACACTGCAAACGACGAGGCATTCGCTGGATATGTAACTTCAAACAACGCTTTCAATGCTGCATTATCTGCATCATTAAACGCTGAGGTTGCTGCTAGAATCGCTGACGTAGACGCTGAAGAAACACGTGCATTAGCTGCTGAGGCTGCATTGTCTGGATCTTTAGTAAACGAAATCGCTCGTGCTACTGCATTTGACGCTGCTATTTCTGCATCATTGGATGCTGAAGCTGCAAACAGAATCGCTGGTGACGCAACGTTACAAGCAAACATCAACACTGAGATTACTCGTTCATTAACTGCTGAGCAAGCGCTTCAAGCAAACATCGACACTGAGGTATCTCGTTCACAAGCTGCTGACAACACATTCACAGCTGATTTATCAACTGAAACTGCTGCTCGTATCGCTGCTGACTCAGCTGAGGAAGCAAGAGCAATGGCTGTTGAGGCTGCACTTTCTGCATCATTAGTTGCTGAAATCGCTGCTCGTATCGCTGACGTTGACGCTGAAGAAACTCGTGCATTAGCTGCTGAAGCTACATTAAGCGCATCTTTAGCTACTGAGGTTGCTGCAAGAATCGCTGACGTTGACGCTGAAGAAGCTGCTCGTATTGCTGCTGTAACTGCAGAAGAAACTGCACGTATCGCTGCTGACGCTGCATTGTCTGCTTCATTAGCAACTGAAATCACTACTAGAACTGCAAACAGTGCATCTTTAGCTGCTGGTTTAGCTACTGAAATCACTGCTCGTGCTGCTGCTGATACTGCAAACTCTGCATCATTCGCAACGAGAATGGCAACTGAAACTGCTGCTCGTACTGCTGCTGATACAGCTAACAGTGCATCTGCTGCTGCTGGTTTAGCTGCTTGTGAA